CAGCCGCTGTTTCAATTGTTGCAGCTGATTCAAAAACGAAATTCACGAATCATGCGGGCACGTATTTATACGCCGTTGCAGCTAAAAACCGCTACGGTGAGAGTGCGTTAACGAAATTGAACGTTGCGGCTCAAGCTGTGACTGCAACTGATTCGGTAGATTTGAAATTTACCGCCGCGATCAATTCAACGTACCCGACACAAGCATTTGTGATTTATCGTACGGAGGCGAACCCGGCAAATCCGAACACGGCGAACTATTATCCGATTTTCCAAATCCCTGCAGCAGCGTTAGCTTCTGGGTATGATGGAGCCGCCGCTGGTGCAGTTCGCGATAGAAACCGCTCTATCGCAGGTACTCATTCGGCATTGGTGTTCAAGATGGATGATTCTTTGATCCAATACTTGCAATTGGCCGATACGATGAAAATGGAATACGCGATCACTTCTCCAAGTAGACGTTTCTCCATTTTGAACTACGGTACGCCGGTATTATACGCTCCCGGTAAATTCGTGAGAATTTGCAACATCGGGAGACCGAAAGCATAATCTCGTTGCTAAATATTGGTAGTTATAAGGGGGAGGGATTAAAATCACTCCCTTTTATTTTGATAATGGGAAGTTTTTTTTTACCTTTATAGCTGAATCTATGTTAACGATAAATTTTTAAAGTATGAAGATAGAATCTCAAGTGTATAGAAATCAAACGATTAGAATCTTTGATGAAGATATTAAGTTTGTTAATGGCATCGCCGTCGTAACCGACGAGTTAGGCGAGAAAGCTATATCATCGGGCCTACCTATTTATATTGAAGGGGGTGTTCCGTTAAATAAAACAAAATCGGAACTGATGCTTGAAAATGAACTCTCAAAACGAGTGGCGGGATATAAGGCGGAAACGAGTTTTTTGAAGAATGAAATTATGGGCCTGAATTTGAAGATCCAGAAACTCAACGAGGAGCTTGTTTTGTGGAAAGGAATTTGCGAGAAATTAAAAAAACATATTGATCCAACGTTACTGGGTGAAATTCTTAATAAATCACCCGAGGCTGAAAAAGAAGAGCTCAATACTAAATCCGAGAAAACTGAACCTGATACCGGGACAGAAGACGATGAAATTCTAAAACGGTTGAAAGAGAAGAAAAAAGATGAGTTGATTGATATGGCCAAACAACTTGGAATTAGCGAGGATCAATTGATGGTTGACGGAAAATTCAGAACGAAGGATGATATCATCGAATTACTTATGTCCGTGAAGTAATGAAACTCACACTGTCTATAAAATATAAGAAGAATACAGGGTTATTATTTTCACCGGCGGAGGTGATAACCCTGTATCTGTATGGTATTGAGATTAACGCGACGAATGGCACTAAATTCTCTGATGAAGCTTATACATATTATGTGAGAGAGGCTCAGAAAACGGTTGAAAATTGGTTCTCCGTGAAAATTATCAAACAGCTGATAACTGAATCATCTTCTTATTACTGGGACAGTTATAGTCAACAGTTTCCAATAATCAACACGAAGTATATAGTTCAAAGACCTCTTGCATTGATTGGTCTTTTAAAAACGATTGAACAAGTAAGATATCCCGTTGAATGGTTATCATATGCGAAGGATCCTGACCAAATTGGCGGTATAAGTATAGTTCCGACGGGGTCAGGTGGAATGGCTGCGAATCAGGATATTATTTTAACGGGTATCGTGACTCAACTTGGAATTCAAAGATTTCGTAACATACCCGATTACTGGAACTATCAGTACATAACGGGATTTGATCTTGATAATTTACCGTGGGATTTAATTGGAATAATCGGTAAACTTGCAACTTTCGGGCCGCTAAATATAGCGGGGGATTTGATTCTCGGAACCGCCGGTATTGCGAGTCAGAGTCTTTCGATTGATGGTTTAAGTCAATCAATTTCAACAACCGCATCCGCAACATCAGCGGGATATAATGCGAGGTTGATCAATTATGGAAAAGAAATTACCGAAACAGTGAAACGGATCGAGGGTATTTACAGAGGGTTACAATTTGAGGTATTATGAGTAAAAATTACACGTTACAGCAATCACCTAATACAACGGGATATCCGTCACCTGAATTTGATAAGGGTGCATTTGATGCGGCAATCACTCAAAAGGGGTATAAGATATATCAGGAGCGAGCTGTTGCGTGTCCTTGCGGAATGGATGCGGGTCACCCGAACCCATCGTGTCCTTATTGCGGGGGAACCGGTTATTATTATATTGATCCCACCGAGGTGATATGCTTAATTACGGGCGTTAATGTTAACACGAAATACCGGGAATGGACGATGGATAATGCGGGTACCATCGCGGTTTCAACGTATGATGAAGGGTTGAACTTCAGTTTTTTTGATAAATTAACATTTAAGGAAAAGTTTGGGATATTTTCCGAGAACCGTGTTGTTCGTGCTTTTAAAGGGATGTTATTTGTATGGTTAACATTCCAGCCCTTTAAATTATTTCAATTAAGTATGATAGATGGAAATGGCCAACTTCAAAATCTAACGCCTGACTCTTATTATACCGATCCTGAGAATAATGAATACACCCTATTCTTCAATGCTAATGCAGGATTAAAAGAGGGTGATATTGTTTCCGTGTATTATAAGCATTATGTGCAGTATAACGTCATTGATTTACCTCACGAAATCAGAGCGAGCAATAAAACGGATGAAAACGGGAATTTGCAAAAGATAGACCTTCCCGTGCAAGCAATCGCGAGAAGAGCGAATTTTGTTGTGAATGAATCGAATCAAACTATAAAAGGTGGTGAGTTATGATACCACTCCCGGTGTATATTGATTTAAGCGAGGTGGGCGCATCACTTGCTCTTACAGCGGATAGAATGTCCGCGTTATCATCATTTGTTCTTGATAGATTGGTTCAAAGGTATTCGGAAGAATGGACGAATGTTGTGAATAAGAATCTCAGATCAACAAGAGTTGATTATTTAAGAGCAATGTCATTCGATAGGATATCATCAACTGAAGCTATTTTCACATTAAATTATTCAAAAGGAAACCCCGTACCCTTAATGTTAGAGGTTGGTCATGAACCTTTTGATGAGAAGATCGGATTCAGCCAATCTCCTAAAAAGAAAATGAAAAAGGGTGGTGGTTGGTATATGACCATTCCATTCAGATATGCATCAAGTGAGGCGTTGGCGGAATCGGGTGCGTTCGCGGGAATTTTACCCAAACAGATAGAGAGGATGGCAAAACAATCGACGATACCTTTACGTCAAGCAGATCTTCCGACACCTTTTAATGATACGAATCAAAGGGCCGTTATAGAGAGGATGAATAAGCGTATCGATGAATATAAGCATAAAGTATCGGTTTATGCAGGTTTAATTCGAAAAGATATATCATCAACGAATAAAGAAAAAAGAGGTGGGTATTATGTTTTCAGACGTGTTAGTGATAAGAGCGACCCTCTATCATGGTGGAACAAAGGGTTTGAGAAGCATGATTTTATGGGTCAAGCTCTTTCGAATATGAATATACAAACGACGGTTGCGGTGGCAATCGATAATTTTTTCGGGTTATGATAAGTCCAATATACAATTTAAAGGGTATAGTGCAAGCACTTTTAGAATGGGTGAAGCAAGATTTTGATAAATTTGATAATGAGGAAGATTCGTGGCTATATCAGTTCATTCATTTAGGTGAAAGAGATGGTGATGTCGAGGAATTTTATTTAATGGCAAAAGAGATTTTTCTTCGAAGGGAATCATCGAGAAACATGCTAACCGTTGAACTTGAATTTCCGAAAGATACCGCCCTTTTACCTGTAATTGTACTTCGTGAACCGTCCCGGGCGGATGGTGATACAAATATAATCGGAGCAACTGATAGCGAGGTAATTTTATTATCAGGCGGGGCTCAGATGCAAGTTTTCAGAGATTCAAAGCGTTTTAATTATGATTTGATGTGCGTGGGTTTAAACTACAAAGAGACATTGACAATCTCTGATACTTTGTATGGCTTATTGGTGGGTGCGTATAACACATTCGCACGCGACTATGAAAAAGTGAGTTTTTCACTTAGGGAGATGTTGGTTAATTCGGAATTAAATCCTTACCCTACATTTATAAGAACGGTGGGATTAGATCTTCAGAGATCAAATTTCATTCCATCGATAGAGAGAAAGATGTATCTTGACAGTATACGTTTTGAAGCGAAAATTGAAACACGCACACAGATACGAGAGGAGAAACAAGAAGAAAAAACTCGCAAGGCAATATTACAGGAGAACGATGATCCGGTGCTAAGCGAAGAAGATCAGAATTTATTAGTTGAGAAAACAGTATGGCGAAGAAAAGAACGGGAAATGTAGTTCATGAAGGCATGGCACCCCAACAAGAGAATCAAAGATTGTACACTTTATCTCAGATGTGTAATCATTTTCACATCTCAGGCATAACGAGGATAACATTATACAGTATGTTACCCGAATCACCCGGTAGAACGATCGATGAGTGGAAAAATTTTCTATTAAAAAACGGTTTTAATTTCCGTAACTGCTAAAAAGTTTTTATCTTTATGACACGAAGATTAGATAAAATAGTATACAATGGCAATATCAGTATATTTTAATAATAAAAAAATCACTTTGCCGGGCGCTTATGCAACGATCGCCGCAGGGGAGCAAAATGATCCCCGTGCACTTGACTATGGTAAGTGCTTGATAATTGATACCGGTGTGCTTGGTGCAAAATGGGGTGGCGGAGCGGGAATTAACGGGAAAAATGCCAACGGGAAAAATGCCATCTATAGGTTCGATAATATTGAAGATTTTAGGTCCTTTGTTAAAGGTGGATGGTACTGGCAACTGGCAAACGCACTCTTTTTTCCGGATGCTAGTAACCCCGCGGCTGTTGGTATCTCCGAGCTTATGTTCGTGAGAGCAGCCTCAACAACACCAGCAACAATGACATTTACCGCGACCGGGGGCGGATCTAATGGTGGGGTATTTAAGATAATCACATTAGATGAGGGTCTCAATGCAAATGGTTTAAATTCCGCGGGAGAAGCTGCAACCGACGAACTTACGACGGGGTACGCGTTTTCAATTGTTTCGGGAACACTTGACCCTTCGAAGTATGTTTTTCAAATTTGGAGAGGAACATTTACGGGATTGGCACCCGATGGTGTACCATTTAACGAAGTTCCCGCGGCATCAGCGGCACCTCGATTGATTATTGAATCACCTGAATTTAATAACATGAATGAATTGATCAGTTGGGCCAGATCAAGTTCAGCGTTCAATCAATTGTTTATGTTGGATAGTTCATCCGCTGCATCGGGTACTGGCGCAATCAATAAGGAACAAGATATAGAGAGCCTTACAAAATACAGTGCAGCAACAGGTGGTAGTGAGACATATAATAGTGAATATTTTGACAATGTTCTCTCTGCTATCGTGAATTTGGATGAAAGTTTTGTTTTCACCGATCAATATGGTACACAAAACTATAACAACGCGATGAACAAGGCGCTAATCGCTCATGTTAATAACGTGGCGAAATTTAAAAAACAGGTATTCATCGGTGTGGGAGAGGAGCAGGGGGATTTTTCGACATCATTAGCGGCGGCACAAGGATTTAATTCATCCCATGTTTGCGCTGTTCATGGTGGTGTGGGTATGCCTTCCACGGCGTTGGGGATTGGTTACCGCTGGTGGGGTGTGATGTATAATTTGTGTAGTATTATCGGCCGTACGGCAGGTAAGGCACCCCAAATTCCCGTTACAAATAAGAGTATAGGTGTTTCAAAGCTAAAACACCAGTTAACTGAAACGGATAAGAAAAAGGCTCTTGATGCGGGGTTACTCGTCACTGTTTATAATGAAAGTCTTCAGAAATTCGTCGTACTTCAGGGTATAAACACCTTGCAGGATAATCAGGTATTGTTCACAGGGAACGGAGAATCATTCTCAATTCAATTCATGAGAATCGTTGATCAGATCAACAAGGAATTGATTGTGAACAGTGAGATCGATTTGCTGGGTGCTGAGAATGGTGTGAATGCGAACACATTAAGTGTGGGTATTTTGAAAAATTGGACGGAGAACTATCTCTTAACAAGAACCGCGAATTCGAATACCGATAATCTAATTCTCTCTTATCGTAATGTAACCGTGACGAAGAAAGATGATTATTACTGGGTAACGTACGGTATTGTTATTAATAATGAGATTAATAAGATATTCTTCACCGGATTTGTATTTAAAAACTAAATAAATGGATTCGATTAAATCTTTCGGCGCACCTCAAGCCGCAGTTTATATAGACAACGAACTTGTTGGTCAAATGCAGCAAGTTCAGTTCACCGAACAGACCACCCTAACCGGGGTTAGGGGTCTCGGTGACTTATTAGTCAATGAATTCGTACCGACTGCTGTTGATTGTAGTTTCAGTAGCAACTATTTCTTCATAGGATTTGATACTCCTTGGTTTAAGAAAATGTTGAACAGATACGGGTCCGTTGATGAGGTTATCAATACCATCTCATTGATGTCATTAACTTTCTCTATTGTTGTGTATCGTAAACAGGCAACGGGTGTTGATGAGACAAACCGTCTTGTTACAGAAACGGACACAACGGGAAACACCATCATGAGGGCACGCGATTGCGTCATGGAAAATATGTCATGGAGTGTCGCAACAGGTGGTATTGCAACAACGGATATTTCAGGTCGATACAAGACCCCCATGACAATGAGTTAATAAAAATTAGATATGAAGGAGAAAATTTTATTCAAAGTTAAGACATCGACTGTTCAGAACGAGTACGAGATCAATCTGCCCACAGTCGGACAGTACCGGGATATTGAGGTTTACAAACAGATGTTATCCAACGGGATGTACGCGAGTTTGGTTACGTCAGCAACAAACAGTGCGATGAATGCGTTAGATATCATTGATATCGAAGCGACATTGAGGGTGTTATGTCCTAAATTCATGGAAGATTTGAAGTGTGAAATCAGAGATTTGGGTTTGAAAGATTTCGCGGTGATCAAGGAGGCCTTTAACCGGGATGTGAAACCCCTCGCAGATGAAATTGAGAAGTTGATGAAAATTTAACGGCCATGTCGAATGAGTTTAGAGAGTTCATGGTAAAATGGAATCTCAAATTTCCGATCGACAGGTGGTATAGAGAAAAACATAAGATTCCCTTCATGTCGCAACAACATAGGGAATCTTCTTTTTTAAATATGCGGTTAGAATGGGAGGAAGATCGATTGTTTAATGAGATTCAGGATACCGATGAGTATAAACCAAATGAATGCGATTTTCTGAAATCAAGGAAGATAGATCGAACACCCGAGGATCGTGCAGCAGAAGCACGAGAGTTTTTACAAAAGATGCAGGAGGCGCAAAATGGACAATAATGCCAGGGTTAAAATTCAGGTCGATGATTCAAGGGTAAAGGAACTGAGACAGAGTGCTGCCGAATTATACGATAAGTTCGCTAAAAACGCCCGTGAACAAGCGAAGGATTTACGTGATGTTAACCGACATATATCGGAACAGATTCGTTTACTTGAAACAAGAAATCAAAAAGCGAACGCTTTAAGGAGACAAGAATTAGAGGCTGAATTTAAGGGTGGTGCAATTTCTGCGAGGGAATATAAATCGAACCTTAAGGGGCTCGAGGCGAACAGGGTTTACTATACCGCACAGGTAAGAGGTCTCCGCGAGATACTTGAAAGTGATATGTCACCCAGTAAAAGGGCGCGGGAACTTTACTCGGAAATGGCATCAGGTGCTCTGGGTTCCGGTGGTGATATTAGTTCGAATATCAACGAAAAAATCAGGCAATTTGAGCGGCAAAGTAGGATCGATCAAACCCAGCGTGCATTTCAACTAAGATCACGATATGATCAAGGGTATTTGAGCAGGGAACAATATCGTAGTGGATTAAAGTCAATACAGGCCGATAGGCAGGGCGATGCGTTACTTATTAAACTTCTTCGTGAGATAGCGGATAACACGAAGAATGACGCTAAAAATTCGGCGGAAGAGCTTGTAAGACGGCTTGGAATTACATCGAAAGATGATGCTGCTAAATGGATTGCGAGACTTGAAGGAAAAAGAACTGGTGACGCACAGGATATAATACGGAGACAGGAGGCGGCCAATATATTAAAAGATCAATTTGCGCTTGGCGAGTCAGGCGGAGGTGGTATTTGGGGCAATTTATTTACAACGGGGGCCCTTACTGCCGCGGGTGCTGGCGGTGGTATAGGCAGAATGATTTCAAGATTTGGACCCGCAGGGTTGACTGCGGGGGCGATTATTGGGGCCAGCATGTGGGGTTGGAATAGATATTCCGATCAAGCGATTGGCGCAAGAGATTTGGCGGTCATGCATGATACATCGCTTGATCGTGCAAGAGATATGGTAACTCAATGGGATGAAAAGTCAATCGCATTGGGTTTGAAATCGGGAGAATTAACATCCCGCATGATCGCATATGAAAGAGCAACCGGGAGACTTTATTCACCCCGGCAAGCACTTTCTAATTTTGCGCAACAAAGAGCGCTCGCGATTGATAATGGACAATATGATCAAATGCTATCCTTGGGTAGATTTGGTCAAGGAGGAACAGCGACCGGTGCTATCAACGCACTTGCACGAATCACAAGAAATGGTTTTGGAAATTTGGCGTTATTACCTGAAATTTTAAGTGCGTATCAAAGTGCGGCACAGAGTATATTAAGTTCAAGGGGTGATTTTAATCAAAATGCTATTGCAGGGGTTATCGGCGGTTTAACTCAAAGCGGTATTCAGGGTGCTCAGTTAAATAGGATTGTTGGCGGATTGCAGAATATCGGAAGTAATCAGAATCCGTTGGCAAGAGGGCTTGCATACAGGGCAGCGGCAATGGTTAACCCGAATGCAAATACATGGGATCTTGCGATGATGGCTGAGAATCCATTAAATAACACACAATTTTTAAACCAATATCTATCACAAGCGTCTAGTCTATCTGGTGGTAATGAAGTGAGCACGAAATATTTGCTTAAAGGATTAACAGGATTATCTCATGCTGATACTGAAGCGCTTTACAGAGCATATACATCGGGTAACTTAGACGAAGCAATCAGTAAAATAAAAACCGGGGGAGGTCCGAGTTCAGATTCTCGTGCACGAGAACTAACAACAACACAGGAACAGATCACAAGAGGTATTGACTCATTAAAAGATGCAATAGTGGGTAAAATGAATGAGTTACTTAACTTTTTATACGATGATCCGGAACGTAGGGCAAAACAGATAAACGATTTAATGTCTCTGATGAAGGATGAAAACAGAGGAGTGGGTGAAAGATTATCGGCAGCCGCTCGTGCTTCGGCGATGTTGGATCCCACATCATTAATAGGTTCAATCCTTAGTTTATTTGGAAGATGAAAAGCATAGTTGTAACGATAGGAGAGGATATAGAAGTTAGTGCTTTTGTATCAAAATTCAATGATGATAACGGTTTAACGGGTGGAGCGCCCTTAACCGTGAAAGATTTTCTTGATTTCACGGGGTCATCGAATTTAACAAATCGGCAGAAAATCGTGAAAACCTACACCCCAGAGGAACAGCTGAAGTGGATGAACGGTGTTGATCCTACCATGATAAAGGCAGGGATTTTTGTGCGGGTTCCTTTGAATAAAACGATGGTTGAAAAACAATTGATTTATGGGAAGAATCAATATCTGAAACAGGATAATTTCAACGCGTATTTCAATGAGTACCAGAAAATACTACAAAGTAGTGACGGCTATTATAAACTTGAATCACTTATATCACACATCGACCGAGTATCTATTGACGCACAGATTGTGAATTTAAATGTTCGTGTGTGGATTTATAGTAAAGTATTAGATGAGTTGATAGATGTATCACCTCTCGTTGTGGCATGTAACACATCGAAGAACATGGCAATGGGAGCGTTTTCGATAACACTCAACCCTGCTAAAAGTTTGGAGTTTGATGTTGAATATCCGACCGCAGTTAACCAGAAAGGTTCCGTTAATACGTTTAATTTCACGGGGAATCGAGATGAATTGATCGCTGATTATTTTGAGAAATATATACAGTATAATGATCTTGTTTTTATAAGATTTGAAAGGCTACAAGTTGAGAAGGATGATGTTGGATATGAAAGTGGTCAAGTGCTGAAATTAAGCACCCTCGCCAACCCGATTACCGATCCAAATGAGAACCCATCATGGTACCGCGTTTGGGATATGATGGGGTTGGTTGATTCCGTCGATGTAACGACGAATTTCTCATACACTGATAAATCAATTTCAATCAAAGGACGTGATTTTATGAAACTTTTATCAGAGGATGGGTCTTATTTTTATTCGTATCGATTTATGTCGGCGAGCGATAATCGTTTCATGTGGATGGGTGATGAGAATTCGGGTGTGTTTAAAAGAAACATTCTAACAGGTCAATTTGAGCAATATTTTCTTAATTACAGCCTGAAAAGTATAAAGGAATACCTGGGATTTGTCGTGAATAGATTATCAAATCTTGGGATAATATCAAGTAATGTTTTTAGTAGTTATGGGGAGCGATTGAGTAAATTGAACAAGGTTGAGGGAATAGATGATGAAAATCGAAATTTAAAGGGAGTTTGGTCGATCATAAAGTTCTTTTTTGATGAACATATTAACGACCGGGTTTTATCCGGGGATCTGGGTGGCGCGGACGGAACGCTTCTCGAATTATTTAACAGGATATGTCAGCCACCGTTCGTCGAAATATTCGGTGATACATGGATTGATATGTTTAATTTTACCGTCAGACAGCCACCTTTTACTGGTGAGTCGATTAGAAGTGTTATAAATGATTCGGCGAACTATATCACGATAGAAAACAAGGATTTGTTAAATCTAACCCTTGGATATGATACAACATCATACGCGTGGTATCAGGTAACACCATCGGATACATCGACCGGGGAGGAGGGTAAAACAACAGCCGCAAACATCCCAGTCGTCTTCCTACCACAGATAGCGGAAGTGTTCGGGAATAAACGTCTTCAAATATCAGACATCTATTTGTACACGGGTGCGTTAAAGGGGCAGGAGCAGATAGGCGATATTGATTTCATATCACAAGCGATATTAAATGACCTTCTGTTTTTGATCGAATCATTCGTGTATCTACCCTTCACAAGAAAGGGAACCATTCAGATTAATGGTGATAGAAGGATAAAGGTTGGAACATTTATCAGACTCGACGCAACAGATGAATTGTATTACGTTGCCGGCGTCGATAATAGCCTTACGATAGGTTCAAATATTGACAGAGTAACAACAATTCAAGTCGAAAGAGGGATGAGATGGGATTTGATTAAGGGTGTTGATACTGGTGAAGTGAGGATGGCCCGGAACCCGCGAACAAACACGGTTGGTTTGGGATTTGAAAAGGCAAGGACGACAGTAATCGATCAAAACAAAACAGTTCCCGTTCGATACTCGTATTTTAATATTGTGAACACTGAAGAACTACGTAAATCGATATTGGAGAATCGGAGAACGGGAAACGCGTTTAATTCGTCATCGATGATAAAATCTGATTTCAATATAAACGAAGATGTTTTTGAGTACATGCTAAAAAGAAGATATTTATAACATGACAATGAAATTTAATAAAGGTGTGACAGGAATTCCCGTTCTTAACGGAGGTTATTCGATTGAGATCGGGTACGTGATATTACCCGCTGGTGTTGAAAGAGATAATTTTATTGATACCTGTGATAAAAACCTCAGGGTTTCAGTCATGATAGATCGAAATAACGCGGTTATACATAATTGCCTAGTTACCGAACAGGTTTATCAATACCTAAAAATCCCGGAGTCAGAGAATGAGCTGGGTACTCCGATTATTTTGGTTAAACCTGAATTCGGTGAAAAACCACTAGTGATAGCGACGATTCCAAGTACGAATAGTGGTGTGACATTCAAAGAGGGTAATTATCGAAAAATCTTTCAGGATGATAACGGATCATTTCTAATACAAGCATCACTCAACGACCAAACTCTACTTGTGAATGTTGACGGGATAGGCCCCCGGAAATTAAAGGTTGTTGTTAATGGTGACGAGGGGTCCGGGATTGAACTCAACACGAACGGCGATAAGATGGAAGTTGTGAATGGGAATGTTTCTGTGAAATCTTTCAAGCAGATTGAGGCGACCGTGATTGATGTTGAAAATGAGAAAACGACGACCGTGTCGTTAACACCCACATCAACGAATGTCACGTCATCGATGGATATTAATATTGAAGTCGTTGATCCCGAAAGCGGTGATACGTCAAAAATTTTTATCGATAAGGAGAATATAACGCTTGATCCCTCAATAAAAATGAAAGTTAAGGGAGGTAGTGAACCGATCCCTTTAGGCGATACGTTGAAGGGCATTTTGGAAAAGATAAATTCGAATATAGATGCTTTGAAACAGGCTTGGTCGACTGGCTCCGCGGCAGTCACACCGGCAGCACAAGGGA